TAGAGTAACGTCACCAGTAGTACCACCACCAGTCATACCTGTACCAGCAGTAACAGCAGTAATATCACCTTGAGGAACACCAGCTACAGCAGCATCAACGTATTGCTTGTTAGTTACGTCAGATGTAGCACTAGGTGTTGCAGAAGATGTAACCTTATTCGACCCCATATTGAGGGTGCCTGTCATGGTATCGCCAGCTTTCTTTACGAATTCTCCAGCATCTAAAGTAACAGCAGTGATAGGTTCGCCAGTAGTAGCGTGGAACCCTAGTAATTTGCCCTTCCTATCGTCTTTAAGGGGAAGTTCCATCGTAGGTGATGCACCAGCTACGTCATCGTCCTGGAGCCTTAGAGAGCGATTTATGGCCGTCTGCTGCTGGTTGGTTGCAAGCCACAGTCTATCGTAATCATTGTTAACGTCAGCCGCTAAGAATGCACCATTGGCTTGGTAGTCTGTATCCCGGTCTAAGTCCATAGCCATGACAATAGATATGGCTGTCCCAGCGGTAGGGAAAATAGGGTTATTACTACCATCTACCAGGGTGAAGGTGATAGTGCCGCCTGTGCCTACCCCTACATTTTGTACGGTGTAATGTGTGTTTAACGTCTGAACGACACCGCCTAAGTAAACAGTGACATCGCTCGCCTCATTCAACTGGAATGTATAGTTGTAGACGTTTTGATTAGTTCCAGCAACATAATCGTTGCGAGTTGTATTTGATGTAACTGTCATTGTGGCCTCTTATGTTTTGCCAATTATACTATTGTTTAGACTCATAATTAATTAAGTTTTTGTTGAACCTTTCCAAAGCGCCTTGCGCTGTAGCTAAGTTTCTGTTGTTAGCCTTCAACAGTGCCTCTTCCTTTTGCTGCGCTGACATTGTCCTGTGATTTCGTATCCTTTTGATGCGATCATTTTCTTTTTTGATGCGCTTCATTGCATTTTCGATTCCTTGCATAGAACGAAACATCACATAATTATCTTTCCTATACTCTCTTCTGTCGGATGCATTCTTGTAGCCATTTTTTATTTGTTTTGCTAGAGTTGATAGTTCATAGAAATCAGGCAAGCTTTGAGATGCAGAGCCTGTTGGATGCCTCATAGTAAAAGCCCTGACCAGGGGTATATCTGTTATTGAACTTGGGCGCTCTATAATTGGCTCATCGTTGTATTTTTTAACTGAGTCAATCAAAAAGTCCCCTGCATCTAGAACATACTTTCCTGATGTTGCTAGGCTACCAGTTATAATCTTTTCTATTTTAGCCGGGCTGTACCCTATGGCTTCACCTATAGCTACAGCGGTATCACTGGTATAAGAAGATTTCCTTTGTTCGGGAGGTAAGCTATCCATCCAATCTGGATATATTCTTTGTCCTCTAAAGAAATCATAATTTGCAACAGTCTCAACATACGTTTTGAACACACTTGGCATTACACCACTAGGATCATAAACAGGGCTTAAAGCACTCGCCATACCCTTTGTGAGTTCAACTACAAGTTCTTTTCCGTCAGTACGGCCTTCAGAGTCTGCCCATATTAAAAATCTCTCAGGCAAACTACCAAATGCGTAGCCAATAGTAAATGGCTTGGGATATCTAACCCAAGCACCGTCAACCTTAACTACCCAAAATAAATCTTTTTGCCATTGAGGTATTTCCAAATATTCTTTCTTGTCCTCTTCTGGAGCAAAATGCAAATACCAGCCAGTAATAACAAGGCTGGGCAGCGTAATTGTTGCAGTCCCCCAGGCGATAAACGCTTTTGGATTAGTCGTAGCGGCCCTACGCATTTTGTCTAACCCTTGGAATCCAGCATTTAAGAATGGTATATATCTGTTTGCAATTTTAGTAGCTGAACCGCCTCTAGCAAAGTCGATACTTGCATCCCTAGCTTGCAAAGCAGCGTCAGCATCGGTCATGCCTTTACGTTTTGCAGCGTTGTATGTACCTATTCTTACTCCTTGCTCAACAACAGTGCCGACATCTTGCAGGACATTGACAATACCAAGAGGGGTTTTAAGATATCTATCTATCTTGCCCTCACCTTTGATCAAGGCTTTCATTGCCTTTTCTGCACCATTGTCAGACATATCCATGTACGAGTTAAATGCACCGCCTGACTTCATCCATTCGTCATATAACTCTGACTTCCCTATACGCGCTGTCATGCCTTTAACAATGTCTACAACGCTAGGTCTAGCCTGTGATAAAACAAAAGCACCGTGGACATCACGGATAAAGTTACGCGCAATAAACTCTGGAACAATAGTTGCTCCTGTTCGCATGATAGATGCGGGGGTACTTAACAACCATCCAAGACCAGTAATTGTTTCTGGCTTCATTCCCTCTACAGCTTTCTTAATGGATGGATGCACTTTGTAATACTGCACCTTGCCGTCCACCAATATTTCCATAACATCTTTAATACTAACGCGCTTGCCTTCAGAATCTTTAAAGACATCTTTTATAGGGCGAAACACACCTTTAGTTGTTTCAGCGTCAATTTCTACTTCGGCAACTTTTCCGGTTTCTTGAGACAGCTTTTCAACATACTCTGGCATTACCTCAGAAAGTTTTGCTATCTCAGTAGCTACTTTGTTTTGCCAGGCTAAATCCATAATCCTAAATGTGTTCTGCATTATGGACTCAATAGGATTTTTAATTTCTAAATCAGAGCCACCTCTAATACGCTTTATTGCTTTTGCAATTCTTGCCCCGCCAAACTTCTCAGTAATAACTAGACCGCGCTCACCAGCGCCTTCTCCGTATGTATCATCTAATACTCTAGCGAACGGGATGTAGTTTTTATTCTGCTCTTTAATAGCGTCATATTGCTCTTGCGACATGTTGCCAGCAGACACCAATAGCTTTAGCATTCTATCTTGAAATGCATATATGTCTTGCGAGGTGGTATCAAAGATAGCAATAGCATCGCCATACTTTTCAGTCAGTCTAGTAAGAGTTTCAACCGCGCCCAATGCTTGCTCTTCTGACACCTCTACATCTTCTCGCTGAGTAAGATCATAATAGTATCGTCTAGCAATCAAGTATTCAGTTAAGTCTTTTTCTCTTTGTGCTTTGTTAGTTTCATATTGAATTACCTGAGCATCAAATCCATCTAGGATAGGTTTAAGACCAACCCCAGTTACGCTCAACTGCCCATTCCTGTTCATCACAAATGTTTCTGTAGTCAATGCCTGGGTAGCCATTCCTGTAACGCCAGCATACAACCGGGTAGCCGTCGCCAGTGTTGTTTCTGCACCTCTCTTAATGCCTTCTTGAGCCAAATCAATAAATGCCCCCAAGTCATCAAACCATGTGTAATACTTGTCTCGGAAAATGCTTTCCTTTTCAGCAACAACCGGGGGAGTTTTTGCAGCGTCTTGCTGCGCTTGCTGAGAGTCCGTGACAGGAGGCTCTGGTGGAGATGCAACATCTTGCACAGCCTCATCTACCGCATCGACTAAATCGGTAATTGAGTCATCTGCTGAAATAATCTCTGCATTGGTAGTTTCTATTAAATATCCATCATCTGCTTTAGCGGCTTGTGCTTGAGATATAGGAATATCTACATATGAGAGCGTGGCATCTTTATTAATATTATAGGCTTCTCTATAAAAGTCTGCTACAGACGGGTCATCAGTCCAATACCTTGCGCTTGTTCCTTCTGGAGGCTTGTATTGAGCCAAATTTTCTCTGATAAATACATCATCAAAAGTTGCGGTAGGGCTGCCTCCTTTAAATAACCTAATGTGGCCTTCTGGAATAGGGGGAAGATTTCCTGTTAAATCATCAACATCTAAAATTCCATCTGAATCTAATTTGTAATTATCAATAATAACGGCTTCAACAGGCTCAACCTCTACGTCGAACTGCTCTTCAGCGCGAGTAATTTCAGCATCAGGAATAACGCCTAATTCAACATCTGTTAGTGCTTCGCCAGTGTCTATTGGCTCAACAGTGGATAGGTCAACAGTAAGGTTTTCTTGTACCAGGGCTTCTTGCTCGGCAGCACTTAACTCATCGAGCATTTGTTTTGCTTTTTCTTTTTCAACGCCTTTTGCAACTAGCATGTTAAAAGTAATATCGGCAGTAGCTTTTACACCGCCAACCGTAGCAATCAATCCTGCTTCTAACAATAACTGCTCTGCGTCTGGCACTAGCCCAGACAATACCTCTTCATAGGTATAGTCATCTTTCAAAGCTAAGTTTGTTGTCTCTCGCAAAATGTCAGCTACACGCTCTTCGCCTAGTTCTAAAAGCATACCGTTCCAGCCAGCAGCAGACAGAACATCTGTTACTTTTGCGTTAGGCTTAATCTTTTGATACGCCTTATACAAACCCTGCTTTAAAGGTTCTGGCAGTTTCGTGATGCTAGTGGTCAGGCTGCTTTTTACCTTAGCCTTACCATTTTGAAACCTTGTTGATTTAGCTAATTTAGAAGCCACCGCTAAACCAGAAAGTTCTGATGCAACTTCAGCAGCAGTGTAACCAAACGCCATCAAAGCAACTGTAGCCGGGCTTTCAGTAGCGCCCTGTATATGCACTTGCCCTTTGTCCGTTATTACCCACTCACTGTTTAACTCAATATCTCCGTAGTTTTTAGCACCCTGGGTCGGCATTAGTAGAGCAGTTTGCGCTGCTACGCGAGAAGTGGCTCCAGCAACTTGCGCTAGAACTTTATTTTCCACAGCTTTTAAGGTCGCCTCTTTTGCAGCAGTTTGTGCCGTTTTTGCCGCACCGCCACTAAGTGCAAACTCAATCATAAAGGCTGGCATTGTAGACCCGTAATATCTAAACTTGCCTCCAAATGACCTGCCCCGAATTTCCATCTCCAACACTTTATCAACGTAATCGTTGAATGCGTCAATACCCGCTTGGGTGACTGGCTTACCATTAGCTAAATCTTCTGAGATGCGAATTAAACTCATTGCTTCCGCACCCTGCACCATGCCACCGCCAGGAAGAACTTCTGACCACTTAGTGTATTCGCCAGCCTCACTAAACGTAATAGGGTTGTTTGCCCAATAATTAACCACAGACTCTGGGAAACCTCTTTGAAGAGCCAAATCCATTGCAGCTTGTTTAGATGCTTCGGAGTCATTGATAAGCTTTTGGGCTTCTCTGTTTTTGTTTTGTATGGTTATAGCACCATTAATAACAGCTTCGTTTTTTTCTAATATGCTGTATGTGGCTTCTTCTGGAGAATCAACCAAAGGGGTTTTTGGTACACGCATTCCCCTTCTTGTCTGTACTTTTTTAGGGGTGGTCTTATCTTCAAAAATTTCAACGGATACTTTATCAGCAGATGCCGCATCAACAGGCTCATCAAAAACAGAAGGCAGGTCGAACTCATCGCCAACAGCTACATCTTCAGGGAATACACGCTGCTCCACACTTTGTGGTTTAGACTCTTGCCATTTGCCTTGGCTGACATTCTCTAGGTATGCACTTACCGTCTTGTCTCCACCCGTCGCGCTTAACACTTGGTCAAAGTCTTTTGGTTCGATCATGTTAGCATCGAAATACGATTTTACTTTATCAACTACAGGCTCACGATCAGCAGTAGGCATTGGCATATTTCTTTCTTCATACCACCCTTTAATGTAGCTATCAATTTGAGACTGTTTGCCTCGGTTTTTTCTTGGGCTATTTGTCGTTACATCTTTCCACAGCCCTTTAAAATCTGCACTATTTAAGTCAAATTTAAAATTTGTGTTTTTATTGGCCTCAAGTTTTTGCAGAGCCTGTAGGGTTTTGATGTTTTCCATTATGTAAAAAGCCCTGCCTTATCGGTTTTGCATTTTTATACGCGCTTCGTTACGCACTTTAAGCCTTTTAGCATTTATTTTTGCTATTACTGTCGGTGCGTTGCTTGACCAGGCTACATCTTTGCTTTCTTCTGGAGCATCCATAGCTAGATAAAACAATTCTCTTGCCGCTTCAGCATGATACCCAGGAGGCAAAGAAGCAAACATTGATTCATTACTTGCACTAAAATCGGAAAGCAGCTTTAACGCTTGCCCGGCAGTCTTAGAAGATGTCAGTGTTGTTAATTGATTAAGCAATTTTTTTTCATCTGCTGCACTTATGTCTCCTAAAATCCTTCTATCCATAATGACTGACTTTATTTCGTTTACAGCTTCTAACTGTGCGTTTTCATCTGTGCTTTCATCTAGCACTGTAGCGTCATACATCATTGAAACAATTTCATTCATAACAGGCGCTTTTGTAATCGCATTGACTGCCTTGCTTGAAGTCATATAGCTCTTTAAGCTAGAAACTTGTTCTGAGGTTAAGTTGCCCTTGATTCTTGCGGCACTTAATTTTTGCTCAAGAGACTCATAATCACTTTCGTCTGCGGCAAAAACATCGTCTTGAAATACAGAAAAGCTCTCTGCGCGACGCAATTTGTCAGCACTAGTATTTTGCTCTGCAATCTTTAATTGGTTTTCAGCAAAGTTTTTAACAGTAGATTCTAGTTCTTTGACAACTTTATCTTTTTCATCCGGGGACAAAGTTATTGGTTTTTCCGGATCAGCGGGGTTAAACGCCTGAGTTCTTTTTTCCTTCTTAATATTTGCAATAGCGGTTTCTGCCAACTGTATGTTTTCAGCAGGTGTTTTCCCTGGTTGAGTAAGCAGATCATTTATCTGACCATTAACAGCAGCACTAGCCAATTCAAGTGTAAATGCGTTTGTGCCATCAGCCCACTCTTTAGGCGTTATTAAACCAGCATCAAGGTATGGTTGTACGCTTGTGTTAATTTGATTTGCAATAATGCCTACCTGATCAATGTCGCTATTTTGCATAGCAATAAGCATTTCGGTTTGCATGGTGTCTACGCCAGATTTAATAACCTGTACGTCTTGGTCATTTTGTATTTTGATCTCTGCATTATAAATAGTTTTATATCTAGATTGTTTTGCCAGATTAAACGATTCATCGATTGATGCTTGCAGTTCACCAGGCACATCAAGAGACATTCCTGATTTATATGCTTCTGCTTGCTTAATGAAATTGACAGAATCCGTAGAGTTTTCCGCGCTCAACTTGTTTAGTGCTTGAGTGTAGTCATCTACCACAGATGCTTTATATGCACTAAAAGAAACTTGATTCTCAATATCTGCCCCATAAAAAAAGCTGCTTTTCTTTTCTAATGGCCCACCAGTCTCAATAGCTTTTTGCGCTTTAGCTAATCCTCTAGCGGGAGCCGCATCTTCTGCTAAATTTTTACCTATACCCGCAGCAACATCCGCTACGCCACCAGCTAATCCAGCAAGAGCCTCAAGGCGCTTACCTGCCGATGTATCTACACCAGGTGTGCGGAATGTTCCATAAAATCCTATCGGTTCTCTAGCCATTTTATTATTCAGTCCTTAAAGGTTTTGTGCTTGTTTTGCTACTTCAACACCACCACCAAGCAGTGATGTTGCCGCACCTATCTTACCCATACTAGCTGCAACTTTTCCCTGCTGTCTTAACTGTCTGCGCCTTAAACCTTCAGACAATCCAATGACCTGCTCACTTGTACCTATTTGTTCTGCGCTTTTAAGGGCTATACTAGCAAGGCTTCCTTCAGTCCCAATCCCTTCAGCAGCCAGTGCAACATTCTGTGCAGCTAATCGTCGGTTGAGTTCTTGCCTACGCTTTAACTCTTCAGTCTGCGCTTCCATTCTCTGTAGTTCTGCTTCGCGCTCTGCGGCTTCCTCTTGAGCCTTACCAGCCTCACGTTGACCATATGCGCTAACAACTGTGCTTACGCCAGTTACAACCATAGCGGTTATTGCCCATGTCATTTAAATATCCTCTGGCTCAAGCAGAGCCTTTTCTATTTCTTCAATATCAGTTAGTTCAGTTGGATGATAAGTAATCCACACGCAATCTGTTTCAGCGTATATGACACGCTTTGTACCTGGAATAGTTTCGCCCATAAATGGCGCAATAATTTCCAAGTTGCCGTACTGGCTAGATACCCTGCACTTTCCTTTAACCACAGTGTACAGGTGAGTAGTCTTATGTAATGCCCCAACCAAGCATACACCTGCTGGTATAAACAATTCCCTAGCATATAGGCCATCACTAAAATGATGCCTAACATCTAAGTCGATTGTGTCTTCTTTTAACATCAAAGACTGCAATTCATAGATCGAATCCTGGACTGCTACCTGATTCACGATGAACTCACCTCATAGCTAATAGCTTGCAGATGGAATGGCGTAGGGCCGTCCACAGTGATCAGTGGGGCTACTTCTCTGTCCCATCCATTACCACCATTGTTGTCCTCTATAATACCAGAGGTAGGCACTAGGGAACTATTTAATGGGCTGTTACCACTATCACCAAATGACCTGACAGGTACTAGGTTGCCGTCTATCGACACACCTGCCGAGTTATGTACACGTAAGTTCATTCTATCGACACGTTTCTGTCTCAAGGCGTTTTGAGAACTATTTGCCGCCCGGCTGTTAATAGGCATTGTTTTAACTTTAACGCTAAAGTTTTTACCTACCTCTAGCACTCCGGGTAACGCTGCCTCTGAAGTAGTGAGCGTAATTTGTCCTGCTACATTTACTTCCCTATCTGGAAGCACACTGTTACCAATAACCACTTGAACTGTTTGTCCGGCCAAGTGATCGAACCCAGACTCAGTCGTTGAATGCGGAGCATTGCGCTGGATGCTTTCATCCATTAAATGATCTTCATCAAAAACACACACAACAAATTTGGTTCCAGCTTGTGTAGCGGTGAAAATCCTATTGCCCACAGTACAAACCCTGCGGAAAATACCAGCACTACCACTTGCTCTTGTTTGATTAATCCGGGTAAAGCCAATAATATCCTGCTCTCTAAGCGTGTTACAAATAACAGCAGTACCATCATCGTTAATTACAAATATAAAATTAGCATCTTCAGACGTTCTAGAGGCTGCCGCAGCTAATCCTGTTTGACCAGGGGTTTTATCAATTAAATGAGATGCTAGTACAGACATGTCTATACTTCTATATGCGTCTTCATTAAAGTTATAAATATACTGCCTTAGAGTCCGACCATTCCTATCTACAAACAATGTTGCACCATCTAAGGACACAACATTTGAACCCGACCCATACTGAGTCTGCTGCTCTAAAGAAACATCGCCAGGGGTATTGCCTGTAAGTTTATATTCCGAACCTGAAGTAAATACCTGCACTCCCCGGTCTGGGCTTATTGCCGTAATACTGTTATTTTCACCATTGATGGTTACGAATATACCTTCATCGTCATCGCCTTCTTTTACTAAGAAGTCCAACAACGCACCTGACTTAGATGCCAAAATGCTTTGCGGCTTATCTCTTGTGCCGCCTAGCCATAATCGCCCTGATGTAAAGATTCCGCTTTTAGGATAGCCTCTAGTTGCGCTCCATATATCTTCAGACCTTGGAGAGCCAGTTTGGCTTTTTGTAAATTCAACAAGATTGTCACCACTCCCAAGTGTAGGAAATCCACTGAACAATTTAAACGCTTTAGTAGACTCACCGCTGATTGTTATGGTGTATTGTCTCGTTCCTGTTCGCGAAACAGCTATCCCGGTTTCACCAAAGATAGGCATCTCTTGTAGATTTTTCTGTATATTAAATACGGTAGAGTTTTGTTCATCAGTATTACCGTCACCAGCAAATGAGATGTTTTTACTCAACACCCCTTCAATATCAATCTGAAATCGATCACCATCTTTCCAAGTATGCCCACTTCCATGAGAAAGTGTCATCACCTGTATTTCATTGGTAGGTGTGGGGCTACTTGCATCATTAAAGTCGAACTGTGGAATGTTAGTAAATGTTGGTGTGTCGTAAGCAAATTGTATTAAATTGTCTTGCGGGGTAAGATCATTAAACACAATTCGTTTTGGCGCATGAGTCCCAAATAACAATGCAACATTTTCATTTACAGCAACACTATCCGGGTAGTAGAGGGTTAGGTCTGTCTTTAAATCCTGTTCTAAAAGAATAACTCCAGTGTTGTTATTAACACTAAATATGCGGCAATTCCCTGACGTAAACACCATCAGATACTGGTCATTGATACCAATTTCAAAAGGTTCAATAAAAACAGTGCTAGAACTTCCGGTATGTTTTTCCCTAACATTAAAATCGCTTAGAACTACAGTTGAATTTGGAAGATTAACTGTTGGGCTGACATTGTTTAGGCGTATTCTGGCCTTATCAGTATTTTGATTTGCATAAACTCTTAAATTTTGCGGGGTCTGGGTTATGTTTTTGTTGTAAATATTAGTCCACGAACCACCTAGATTTACTTCAATTACAAGATTAACCGAGTCAGTTGCAGACCCACCCTGCAAGGCAACATTTCGAACATCAATAAACCCGATAGGTTGGGCGGTAAATTCATAAGTAGCAATAACATAGCTTTGGGTAGTACCAATAGTTTGAGTTGTTGCACTGCTTGTAGCATCATTTCCATCATTAATGTTAGCAGCATTGCCCATTCCGTTTGCAAAGGTGGCAGTGATCTCGCCAGATGTCAGGAAATCGCCTGTTTGAACAGGGTCATCTACAAACTTTAAGCCGGGTCGTCGTTTAACACCACCTTGAGGAACAGTCACTACGTTCTCAGCAGTCTCCATGCCCTGGTAGTATTGGTCGAGATCAGTGCGACCCTTTACGATAGGCGACAGTTCACCGCTTACAAAGCTGTTTTGCAGGACATGACTCTTAGCCATTAGAACCTCACATTAACGAATGGGCGATCCTGGATAGGCGTTACTGGGTGCTGTTGAGCATCTGTGTACCTTGCCATCCTACTAGCGTTTACATACGCTCCAGAGATTATCTCCATAGATGTTGCGCTGTCCCGGATAGATGGAGCAAAGTCCATAGCCAGGGCGTACTCAATCATCTTAGCAAAGTAGACAGGCCAATCAGCCTCAGACACGTTATAGATGTAATCGCAGAATAGATCACCACTGTAGTTACAGTAGACGCGATCACCAAGAATTTGATATGGGATGCCGGGGTTAAGTTTGATTAACGTCAGCATGTCGGAGGGTAGCTGGTACATTGTGTCGTACTCAGTCCCTACAGGAGTTCCATTGATCTTGGCAAGCTGTGCTTTCTTACGAGCAAAGCCCCAACGATACTTGGTTAACTCATTTTGTACTATGTTGTCGTATAGGTTGCTTGCAACTACTTGCGCCCGCGTATCACCTACCAACGATGTAATTGGCAAATCACCTATGAGAATAAGAGCATTAGAAATTAAATTAATCTTAGCGGCCATGATTTACCTTTTGAAAGAAAGGGGGCCGAAGCCCCCAGTCAGTTTTACGCAGTGATAACCACACCAGCAGCCATAACAACAGTAGTACCGTCGTTTGACTCAACGTATGAAATACGTCCAGTTGGAGTTCCACCAGTTGTGCCGATAACAATTACTGCATCGCCAGCCGCTAGTTCATCTTTAGCGTTAGCAAAGTAGTTAGTATCAGCTACTACGGCAGAGGTAGCATCAGCAGTAGAATACTGCCAAGACGCTCCACCATTACCCGAACCGCCTAAGCGGCATAAACCTGATCGTGCAAAAGCCATGATAGTACTCCTTATACGTCTTGACGATATTGAACTTTAACCAAACCGCCTTCATCGCGTACAACGGAGCCAGCCTTCAGCATACCGTTACACAACCAAGAAGTACGCTCGGCAACCCAATCAACTTCGGTCTTCATGTCGATACCGATGGCTAGGCCAACAGAAGGACGCTGGAAGAACCAAGAATCAACTACGTTAGCAGCTACAGTCAGACCACCTTCAGTGCGAGACTCAAGAATAATAAACTTGAATCCTGCAAGAGTGTCGATCTCACCGTTAACCAGTGCTTTGATAGTCTGATAATCAGCAGAAGTTGCTTTCTCATCGTTAAGCAGACCGCCCAGACCCAAAGCGTTTACAGCAGCAAACAGCTCAGTGTTAGGAACGCCCTGGTCGCGCAGCTCAACCTGAGCCTTAACAACCTTAGCGATGTTCAAGTTAGTGTTAGCACCACCTACGTCTTTGCCAACAGTGGTAGTCAATGGGGTAGAACCATCCATTGCGTCAATTACCAGTTGGTCACAACGACGGCCAAGAGCGCCAGCGATAGTGTTAGCCAGTTCCTGCTTCTCATCAAAGTTAACGTCCTGAGCATCGAACATGTCGGTGTACTCTGGAGCATTCCAGTTCTGAAGAGTTGCAGTTTTAAACTCGTGCGCTACGTCCATTGGAGTTACTAGATCAGAAGTAGATTTCTGATTAGCAAGACCTTTGCCCATGCGACGGAATTTGTAGGTATCACCTACTACATTGTTACGAAGTGTTGCAGCGTTCTTCAGAAGGCCCATGCCCTGATAGGCATGTTTAACCATACTGTCAAACTCTGTGACCGCTACTGCGGATAATGTCTTACTCATGATAGATTCCTCAAAAAATAGAGTAAATTAAATAAATATTTTTTAAGGTTTAAGCTGAGTACCCAGTAAATTGGTCAGCGTTCAACCTAAATTTACCGGGCCTCAAGGGGAGAGGGTATCCAGTGTCCTAATTATACACCTTCAACCCTATTGACATCAACCGTAGACGCGGTTCCGTGGGGCATTGCCACCAAAATCCATCATCATTTTCTGAATTTTAGCTTCATGAGCCTTGTCTACGCTTCTCAGCATCTGTCCATGCTCGTCTTTCTTATACATTTCATTCTCGATATCTGCCCAGGTTAACCCTGTTGGGCTTTCGCCACCATCAATCGGCAGCTTAGTAGGGGCAGTAGCCCTTACCAGCATCTCAACTAGCTGTATGCTTTCGGCAGATGTAACCAGATCACGCGCTTGCTCATACGTCTCCGGGTCTAGGTTGTTCTTCATAAACCCTTCAACAGTCTTAATTCTTTGTTGAGCATTGTCGCCAAGTTTAGCCAGTTCATTTTCCTGATCCACTTCAGCAACAGCTTGTTCCTGGGCTGTTAGTAGTTCCCATGCCTGACCAAACGCATCCTGAGACATGTTTGTTTCGTTAGCAAAGCCGATCAACTCCTGTAACAGAGCATCATCTGCCTCTACGCCTTCTGGGTTTGCATAACCGTCTTTGGGTGCGCCTTTGAATCCACCAAATTTTTTTTCTAATTCGGTATAGGCTTTCGCCTGTTCGGACACGGACTTGTACTTGTCAGCAATATACCACTCAGGTACATCGCCACTTCCTTTAATACCGTCAGACAGGAAGTATTCACCCTCTGACAGGGTAGGGGCTGATGCGTCAAGCAGGGTATCGCTGGTTGTTTCTTCTACTGCGGCCTGTTCTTCACTCATGTTTATCTCCAAGGGAATTCAATGATCGCCCGGCTCTTGTCAACCGGGTAATGTTTATTAAGAATCTCAGTTAACTTACGCTTTCCATTCAACAACGCTAAAGCGTTAACGTCAATCCACTCAACGTGCTTACCTTCTTTGTAACATCGGAAAGCACAGAACTTTGCGACATAATCAAACTGGTCAAACTTGTATTGTTCTGCAAGTTTATCCAGCCACTTCATGTCAAAACCTTTTTCATCAAGAAATTTCTTCCCACTTTCAGCCACAAGAACTTTTGCGGTAGCCTTTACGGCCCGTTTCTTAGCTTCTTTAGTCATAGTATTTCTGCTTGTTGTATTTGGTTGATTACAAATTTGATAACGCCAGCCTCACCATTATGATATGCAGCCTCATAATTGATGTTGTCAGACGCAAAGGAGGTATCGTTATTGTAGATAAAACGCGCAGTAAGATCGGATAACACGCGCTTGCCTTCCTCACTACCAAAGCATCTGTTGTATGCCTTAGCCAGTTCAGCAGCTTGCGCTCTTTTCTCAGCGTTATGTTTTGAAGAAGCCCCAGAATCTACTGAGGCTTTTTCGATTTCATCCCAACTCATACTTGAGTTTGACCCTGCATTGGTGGCTCACCAGTTTTCATACCCGCCTGAGCAACTTGCGCTCCCGCTTGAATAATCTGTTCTTTCTCAAGTGGTGATCTAACTAACTCTGCTGGCATACCTGATTTCTCAGCAACCCAAGTACCAAAGTCTTCTAACTTAAATCCAATCTTAGCCTGGTCAGGCCCGGCATTCTGCAATACAAACTGAACAGCCTGTTGGACATTTAGAATATCTTCAGCATCTTGCGCTCTTGCTAGTGGCGATGTGAATTTAATTTCAATGTCTTGACCATCTAACTGGAGAGGTTGTATTAACCCTCTACGAGTTAAGATAGCAGCAACACGCTTAATAATAGGTACTAATACCTCAGTTTGCAAACGACCAAACGCAGAACCAATACGTTTAGCTAGTTCTCTGGACTCAATAGCAACCTCAGTAGCGGATCGTACAGCCCCTGTAGGGTCGCGTAAATCATTAAACAGCGCCTTCTTAATAGACATCTGTAGTTCATTAATCTCAAACTGCGCTAGGGCTAGGTTACTACCTGTATCCAAACGCTGCAAAGAGGGGTTAGAACTGTTGTTAGAGCCTACGGGGATAACTACACCAGGGCTGATAGAGATATTGTATGGGTTAGTCACGCCATCATCTGTAGCTGTGTACATACCAGCCAAGTCGATAGCGGCTTTCTGCAACACAAACTCTTTAGCCTTGTTGAGAGATCGGACATCAGGCAATGCTTGTAGTGCTGGGCCACGACCTCGTATCTCGCCAGATACTTTAGAGTAACGACCAGTCACCCACGGGCTAGTTTTACCAAAGTCTTCCATCCAGCTAATGCGGTCTTCTTTCTTAACCCACAAACAACCGTAGTAAGTCCTAGACTTAGGCATATATACGACACCTTCGCAGACATCTACCTCACTCTCAGGGCTGTTCTTGATCTTATTCTTGATAGCCTCAGAAGCCTCAAACCCTACCCACTTTCTTTCCAAGTCTCTGGCTTTTACTTTGAATCTACGCCAATGCGTTTCAACACTACCGTATGGGCCTTCTTCAAATGCGATACCTTTCTGGGGAATAGCAGTGAAGATGATAGGCATCTCGTCACTATCGTCTTCATCAATCCTTAATGTACCAGTACCAATGAGTAGATCAAGAGCATGCTCATAGAACTGTGTACCAAAATTGGAACGATTGATGTAATCAAAGATAACTTCAGCCTGATCTTCTAGGTTCTTGCGTATATCGACTTCAGATACATTAAAGTCACCTGTCTCTAACAGGCGTTTAACCTTGATAGATGGTTCTAGCGTAGCCCAGTGCGACCATATAGGGGCAATGTTTTCTTGCAGCTTACTAGCACCTTGTTGAATAGCCTCCAAAGCAGTAGAGTCAAAGATGCGCTCCATCTTCTTTTGTCCTGGGCGGCTATCTTCGAACAGATTTCTGTTAGGCAAAAAGTATTCATACGCATCATCTAACTGGTCATACCACATAGATTGACGTTCAAATGCTTTTGCCTCCCTGCGTTTTAGATCAGCGAGTGATCCTAACTCTGAAGGTAATTTCATTTATCTATCCCTGGCTTTCATGCTTGAACTGGGTGTGTATGACTTCTTTTTAACAGGTGTTTTTGCTATCGCTGCTGGGGCTTTAGTTTTACCAGTGCCAGCTAACAGAGATGTAGCACCTAGCTTGCCTCTAGCTACAGCCTTGAGTCTTTTCTCGCCCTCGGCAATCTCTTCATCAATCATCCGTGACTGTCTTTGATCTACAGCTAGTTCTTGTGCTGTTGGCTTAGGGGCTTTAGGTCTTTTCATGAATCCCATTGTGTTTCTCCAAATACTTTAATAGTTGATAGGGTGTTAAGATAAATGGGTTGTTAATCCCCAATATCTGCTTGGTATGTCCAACACAGGTATTGAGCATAAACAAAGACCTCTTCCCTGCTTTTGGCTCATAACTGCGAATCATATAGTTACTGTCGATTATACTCTTTTCGTCAGTTGTTGTGAATAAATCAAAACCTTCACGATTTTTCCCAAAGACAATGTATTTACCGCCTGATGGTTTGATAACATAGCAGTGTCGGCATTCTTTCTTTAGCCAGGGACTCCACCAATTAACTGCATCATCTTCAAATACCACATATACCTTAGAAGACACTAAAATTTACCTTTGCTGTAACGGGCTTTGTGAAGTTTCCAGAGGCTCTTAGTGCTGACCTACCTTCTCCTTCTCCTTGTAATGCGTACTCCAATGCTTCTACCGGGTGAGAGTATTCATTCTTATCCGGTTCATCAGTGTATCTTTCTCCAGTTGTCTGGACTCGACGGTAACAGAAGCCACCCTGTAACCCCTTGCGTATCATCGAGGCTTTAGGGAGAACAGTGAATCTAGGTTTACCATCCATGCACATCTCTTTCATAGGGACTTCTAGTGCAGCCCTACGCTTTAGTGGATCGTTTGATTGTGTGGGTTGGCAAGGGATGCCAGCCGCCCGCATAATTTGGAACGGTGTGTCTGAGTTCGACTGATTTTTGTTCTGTCCACTTGGATCACCCCAGCCTTTGAATTCATGTTCAGGATACACTTCCTCAATATAACGCTTGAGTGTCGGAGCAAAATCCACTGCACCTGAATCGGTAAGTACCATCTCATCAAAACACACCCACCTTCCAATAGACGTTCTCTGTAGGAACGCACACGCTGGAGTTCTACCAAAGTCAAAGCCCAGAACGATAGGAAAGTCCTTGGACGGTTTAAAGTCTAAGTGCTGACAGTGTACTGAATCAGTATACATGGGATGGACAGGCTTGCCGTTAGACACGAAGCCGTACTCATTCGCTAAGTTAACCTTGATCCAGTCGTTAGTCTTGCCGTTTAGACCGCGTTTATAGTACCCATCTGGCAGGTTAATAAGATTCTCAGCATCTTCATTGATCTTCCAGTCCTCGCCATCTTTAAACACGCCACCGGGTTGCCTAAAAAATGACCAATCCTCCGGGCGCTCAATCTCTGCTAGTTTAAAATACCAGTGATCTTCATCAGGGGCGTTGCTATCACCAATGATCCCATGGTGTGTTGGACGCGCACCTTCTTTATTCGATGGGTATCGGCCATGACGCAGGTCTAACATGTCTAAAACAGCCTTAGAATGCTCCTTAGTCTCGTTTAACCACACCCAGGTTGTCTGTATACCCCTTGCTTTCTTAACGTGTTCAGGGCGATCAAATGCGATAAACACCACATCACACTGGACAGACGTACCATCCTCTAAGTTAAACCGTAGAAAGTGTGTAGGGGGTTCTTTATTGCCTTGTTTGAAGTCACCTAACTCCCCGTGTATCTCCAGCCAGTCTTTAATCGTGGTAGAGAACAGTTCAGAGTAGGTGTTTCGGGCAGCAATGACCCTAGATAGCCGGACACCATAGTGTTTATGGTTGGGGTCTTTCACGGGTTCCTGCTCACACATGAGGTCAAACAGCTTGAGGATACATTGAACCGTCTTACCTGAGCCTAGTGGCCCCATGATGAAGGAGTTTCTAGCCCGGCAATCAGCAAAATCCTGTAGGACTTGCCCCTGGGGCATTAGATTGTATTCAATGTTGTTCACTTCTTTCCCCAGTCGATAGCATCGTAATTAGTTTTAAACGCCTTTCTACTTTTATCTGTAGACTTTCTAGCGTGACTACCCTTACCACCATTCTTTTCAGGGAAGTGTCTATCCCTGGTCTTTTTATCTAGCTTGTGAACATGGCTCATTTACCAACTCCCGCAAATACACTCTTCTTCTAAACAAACGCACTCACCAATCATACGTTCTTTTACTATGTCCATGACTTCATGCATAGCGTATACATCGCGGTCAATTAAAGCATCAGTGAATGCTGCAAGCAACTCATAGTCAGCATCTGATATTGCTTCATCTGTATCAACTTTAATCATGTCCATCTCCAAGCCAATCTCTTAATATAATATGTTTGCAAAGGTCAATATAAAATAACGCTTTTTCGTCTTCTAGAGAGCTTCTATATGATACCTCACCCTCATCTATCTGTATAACGATAAAGTCGCTTAGAGAGCCTTCTGGTGGCTCTAATGGGTCTTCTATGTCGGGTCTTATCTTAGTTACTTTCATAGTCAATTTTTTTTTGCGGGGGGCATATATATATATCGTCCGCGCGCCTTCGGGGGTGGGGGTCAGTATGAAAGGCATACCACTGTGCATGCATACAGTATTCCAGGGTACTGGCTATCCATACAGTAGATTGCTATTCGTCAATACTATCCGGTGTGGGTTGCACTCCGTCGAACCTTTTACGCTGAACACTTACTGTTAATGCTGAATCCGATTTAACCTCTACTGCCTTAAGTGT